TCATATAACAACTCGATTGGCGATCCAACCATAGAAAAACTGCTCTTGGCTTGGATTGTGCTCACAAATTTCAATGTAGCGCTGGCCTTGCATGATATTAAGAACTCGCACTAATACTTTCTCGCCATCTTTTCCACGTTTGGCCATATAAATTTTAAGAGCATTTAATGTAGCAGGTCCATAAATTCCGTCGACCGTAAGATCTGGCCAACCTGCTTTACTCTGGTTATTCAATAAGTTTAGTGCACGCTGTAAAAGAGGTTTTGCAAAGCCAGTACCACAATTTACTCCTGTGTCTAATAACTCCTCCGCTACCGCTGAAGAAACGGTATTCACCTGATCAAAACGCGGAGCTGTCCAATAGTTTTTGCGATAAATAGACTTGGCGACATCAAGCGGCAAATCTTTCATGTTTCCTTTAAATCCGTTTGCTCGAGCAACTGCTTCAGTAATACCGTATTTGGTTGCACCGCCCCGATCTGCCGGGTTATTTACATAACCGCCTTCACGTTTGATCAATTCTTCAAGGTATTGTTCGATGTTCATTTAAGTTTCCTTTAGACAATAAAAAAGCGCCCTTAGGCGCACAGTCAATAAAAAGCCGATCTCAAATAAGTCGGCTTCATAAGTTTTGTTTCATAGCTTTAAAATATATATTTAAAAAAAGTCGTAATAGCAGTTATTGCTCCAGCAACACTACCAATTACTAGGGATATAGCTTTACCCCAAGCCATGATTACAGCAGCTCTACCTGCGTCTTTCTCACTCATTTTACCCTCTATACTTATACCGGGTTTGGTGCTAACATTTTCCTCAGATTGATTCATTAATAGTTAACCCTCCTTAACTGTTAACCAAAACCCTAGTGTTGGCGCACTGGGGTTTTTGCTTTTTTGGAATAAAGTACATTTCTTACTTCCTATAGAATTAATAGACGAACTTTACCCCCTTCCGTTTTTTAATATCAGGCGGAAGGGCTTCCGCTAACTTTGTTAAAAAATTGTTTCTGTTAGTTGACTCACGCTTCATACCCGTTTTCCTACCCGTAAAAAAAGAATTACCACCCGAAGGTGGTCGTTTCATAATATTGGTTGTCGATAGTTTTTCGTAGTAGTCAGCGGCTTGCAGTGTCAACAGGTAATTTCTCTCTTATACTTGATACTTCTAAACAAAACCTCCCGAAGGCGGCATTAGCTGTTTTCAATGTCTTTTCTGGCTTTCTTAAACTCTTTGATTACTTCAACGATCGTTTTACCTTCCTGTTTATCTATAAAATTAAAGATCCAACGGACTAAAGCCCAACCGGGTAAACCACAAACAAAGAAGAACCCACCTAGAGCAATCATCCCCCATACATCAGTAACCCATTCATGAAGTCCCCACTTCACAATAATGAATGAGCCGCCAGCAAGGCTTGATACAACAGTACAGATCAAACCAACTGCCCACTCTTGTGGTGAGCGAGGCATACGTGTCATCAATACAACTGCTGCCACTAAAGCGACCGCTAAAGTCACCATAATTGCTGCACCATAAAATTTTAAAATTGCTGTTAAACCGCTTGTGGAAACTGGTTCCATAAATCTCTCCAGATATTTTTAGACAATAAAAAAGCACCCCAATTGGGTGCTCATAGTTCTTTTAAGGTTTAAAGGGTTTGTAAGATTTTCCCTCCGTTAATCAATTGAGTTGTTAGAGGTGCCACCCCAACAATTGCAGGTCCACCCGGCCCCGGCTGGCCTTCCGTCGTTCCATGGTATTGCCAATTCCATGTTCCACCATTGGTAGACTTGGTACCACGTTCGCCCCATCCACCGCCATCACCCGATAATGGAGATCCATAACGGTCATTTTGGGTTCGGTAACCTTTACCGGGCACCGAAGCTTCAGCATCAGTGATTTTCATAACCAATAAATAACTCTCCAGATAGAGGCGATAATCTTGTGAGTCATTTGAAATCGGCTGTCCAGTCATTACCCGACCAAATGGTGCTCCAGCACCACCGGGAATTCCCTGAACCCCATAAGATGATCCAGTGTAAATACCACTTGGTGTTGCTCCACCACCTGAGCCGCCTCGAGCTAACGTCCCTCCATCGATAATCAGGTTTAGTTTGCTGTGCCGGTTCAACAAACCGGGTGCTCCCTGAAACCCATCACGGCGGGTTTTGGTAAAATTGAAGTCAGAATCTTTTTCCCAATCTCCGTAAGCTAGATGTGGCAACCCGCCATCACCACCACGTCCAACAACTGAGCCTTTAATCGTTAGATTCACCACCAGATCAGGTGGGAACTCCCCTGTATCTATCGCTGGTAATTCTGAGGCAGCTGGAACGATATACTCTCGTTTTGCAGGACTAGAGTTATAGTCGAATTTATAGACAAATCTGGTTTCCGGTCGATATGAACTTGAGCTTGAAACCAGCGCCCCTGCTTCAACTACAAAACTGATTTCGCCAGTCGTTGGTAAATCACCTCTTTGCATTTGATATAAACGTGCGAGATTAATATCAAGCTGGTCATATCGAATGTAGATCGGTGAATCATCAACCGGTACATCAATAAAATCCTTGTCATTGAGGTAATAGCGCTCATCATAGTTAATTGCCGTAATGGTATTTGAGAACTGGTCAACTGGTTCTCTTTTCGCTACCAGGTAAGGCAATGAGCCTTTGGTATCGTCATTAACTACCGTGTAGATAGTATTCACAAAGTCATCGGGACTAAGCTTTAAGGCCCCGTTCGGTAAACGGCCTAAAACCACCTTGTTCTTGGCTGAACCCGGTGTAATAGGAATTAGGTCCACGGTACCATCCCCCATTTGCAGATAGATCACATAGCTCTTGCCTGCAATGAAATCTACATCATGGCTTAGGGTGAGAATTAAACCTTCTTGCTGTACCACTTCCCCGCTTTGATGAATACCATTGCGATAATCTGCTACGGCAATACGGTCACGTAAAACCAGTAATTCTGACTCAGGTGCCGCATCAAAGGTAATGGATTTGCGCTGGAACCGAAGCTTGTTCCAAAGCCGGTACGCATTGAAATGCGCTTGCCACTTGTTTCGAACACCAACAGATTTCACTTCTTTAGGGTTTTTGGCTCCTTTATCCGGTAAATAGATATTGATACGGCTATCGTCGGTCGGATCCGTGTATTCATAGATCAGTCCGTCGTAGTCATCCATCACTCCAAAGGTCAGGTCATGCTTGTAACTATCCGGAATGATATTCCTGAAGTTAAACAGCATTACCGAGTTATCAGTTGGCCGTTCAAAATAAAGCTTGAGCTTATTGTTTTGCCGATATGCGGTACAAAACACCGCATCACAAAGATTGGTAACCAGCTCTTCAAAAGATAGATTCGTATCATCAATGGTAGTACAGAACTCAGCCGCTAGCGGCGTACCAAAATAATCAACTACATCATTATAGGTCCGATAGATGTTTTCAAGATCAATCTCATCGATCGAACGGCGGCCAATCTTGTCATCGAGTGCCATAGATACCAAAGCATCAGCAAAGCTAGACGTTGGATATAGCTCTGTTGTCATTGCCCCGTTTTTATAAGTCGGCAACATTCGCTGAAGATCAAAATTGATCTTGCGGGATTTAACTGACAATGCTCCAGTCGTTGCATATGTACGTGCACGGAAAACCGTTTCATGCTCATACGTTGTGCTTTGTAATGGATATGCACCATATAGTGCTTGCCACTTCACATCATCTACTACCGTTGTAACCGCCGGTGTTGGTGTTAAACGGCGTGCGCGGACACTACAGCGACCTTGAAATGTCACCATATCCAGCGTTGCACCAACTGTCTGACGTGACTTTGCTGAACCCTTTAGGATGATCTGCTTCAGCATTGGATTGCCAATGGCTGCACCCGATTCATTTACCGGCGTTACTTCTACTTCAATCGTGACGTTTACAGCTCCCTGATTTCCACCTGAAGAAACGGTATAAAGTCCATTGGTGGCCACAAAATTACACAGCACCCGACTTCGTTCGACATTGTCTAGAATGAATGGCCCAATCCACTTCTCGCCAATAGATGAAAGCTTTGGAGATAAAGCACCAGTTTGCTGATTTGATAATTCCTTTAGCTTTAGCCAATTGGGGTTTACCGCAGCCGGATTAGACAATGCCATACGGTCATCAGCTACCGATAGAACGCTATATGTACCATTTAAATCATAAGTCTGGCCGTTGTAAGTAAACGAAGCATTTGTGATTTCTACCCGGTCATTACTAACAAATTTAGTTGTTAAATCAGTATTGTTTGCAGATGCTCGCAGGATCTCGTTTGGATATGCAAAATGAAGGTAGTTCGCACCTTCTAAAGACTGTGTATCTGCTGGACGGAGAACTTGGCCATTAACAGAGGTTTGATGCTGAACCGTTAAGGGTGGAGTTGTAATTTCGGTACCAAGCGAGAAATATGGCTCACCCGAGACAATATCGACACCTGGTCGATAGACTTCTACCGATGCACCGGCAATATCGACAATATTGGTTTCACCGTCATAAGCTCCATTGATTTTATAGTGTCCACGACCAATACAGCCCACTACATGCTCAACTTCAACGTTATTTTCATATACCTTGTAAGGTACTGCGATTAGGTCGGGAGTATTCCACCCAGCTCCATAGTTATCAGCAATACGACCATTCACCCGGATCTTGTTTTCACGGTTTGAAAGTTCGTTGTTTGCCGAAGATGACTGGTTGTTATTCTGGTTAGTCTGTGCAATTGATGGAGTTGGCATCAATAAAGCAACAGCTACACTTAGAACAATAGAAACAATGGCCGCAACAAGTGCAGGAATGCCTTTAGGATTTTCAATTACGATAAAAGTACCGGGTAAGAAATCTAGCTGCTTTAACTCATATGCATTCTTCGGTGTGACTTCATTCGCAAATGAAATTTCCGCATGATCCATATTACTCGTAGTGTGAAAAATACGGACATGTTCAGGCATATATTCATATTTTGAAGTAAGCCATAGTCCTATCGTTTCGGCATGTTCAATGGTCTTGTTTTCAGATAAAGGATCCTGCTTATAAATAATCTTAATCATAGTAACTGACCCGACTAAACCCCATCGCTTTAATGACGTCTTCCGCTAAATAAGTAACTCCGCCTTCCATCAAATGTAGAACACGGCCCAAACGAAAAAGCCCCACATGTGGGGGCTTGTTTCTTTGTTTCGGGTGGAAGGCGACTATGCATCCTTCCTTGGGCATGGGCAGCGGATTTAAAAGTTTTAACCGTGATGGCAGGAAAGTAATTTTGCCCTTAGGTTGCATAAAGAGTTCGAGTGCTTCGCCTCTGTCTATTCCGTATAGATCCAATGCAGCTTCATGAGCAAAATGAACACAGTTGTAGTCTTCTTCATCGTATTGCTTATCAAGCAAATGATCATGACTTTTCATACAGCCCCCTTCAATCCACTAAAGCGATCCAGTGCAAAGATATCTCCAGTTTTAGTGGTATTTAATCGCGGCGATTCAGCTTTGAATGTCACAGCTTTGTGATTCATTGAGACACCAGCAAGTCGCAACCCAAGTAGGTAATGAATCGGTGTATTTAGATTATCTGAGCTGTAAATCCGGTAGTTCACAGTAGGTTTCACATCAGTAAACTGCCCTTCCATTACACGCTCAAACTCATCAGGTAAAATATCACCAAGCCCAGAAATTGAAACGGTCAAAGTCTGGTCCAGATCACCGAGCATTCCAGATCTTTGAATTGTCATAGGAAGGTATTCGTAAAATACTTGCCCCGCGCCTTCATTGTGCTGAACATACACCCCGCGATCATCATTACGGACCACCCTGTAAGTATTCATAAAAGAAGGGTGTGATAGTTCAATACATTCCAGTTGATAAACATCGACTTTCCGATTGAAAAAGAATTTGGCATATTCGTTATCCATCAGACCTCCCAATCCTTAATCAAAGCGATATCGGCAGTAAGGTTAGACTGGTTTTGAACAACTTCGAGCTGTGCATTTACCCGGTAAAGGTTGCCATTCACTTCATTGGTCTTGAACGAGTTCGGAATGAAGTTACATAAATATTGCTGACGTGCTCCCTGATCAATCACCAGATCCGCATAGAATGAGGCTGGCTTATTCTGGTAGATCCGCCAGAAAGCCATCATTTTATTGAAATCGGTTTTACTTAAATTCCAGTTCACATCAACAATGTGGCTATTACGTTTTACATCGATATAATAGCGACCACGACCGCCGTCCATCTGCTGACGTTTCACATCATCACCCGGTGTTACGCCATAGCCGCTGGTCTGAGGATTTAGCTTTAACTTGTACATAACTTTCCTTCAGGTAATAAAAAACCACCTCGAAGGGTGGTTTGATGAAATAAGGTTTAGATATTTAAATTAATTACATAAACGATTTAACATTAAGAAATCGATTTAATAATAGTTTCTTTACCATCTTCAAAAATCTCTTTCACTACAAACTTGCAGTAAGCTCCATCTTGAGATGGTTCAGTCAGTAAAACTGGATTCACAAAATCTTTGATCTGTTTAAAACGGATCAATTCATAATTTCCATTTCTTTCCAACTGATAGTCCATTTTTACATCACAACTATACATAGTAGTTGACCCAATAACAGAAGTAAGCCTGAAAGTTAACTTCTTATTTGCGGGTACTTTAAACTCAAAAAACTCTTCACCATTATTTAAACTGATTGTGGGTTTAGGCATATTTAATTTTTTGGGCTCATGCATAGAGCCATACTTTGTTAAATTATTTGAAATCTGCTTAGTTATTAGGTTTTTTGAAATTTTTTCACCCTCATTATTTTGATAAGTAATATAGAACTGCACCATGGGTACATTACTTCTATAAACCCTTAAATTCGCTGTATCACCTGCTATTTCATCTTGATACATATTTGTGGATCTTACGAGATTATTTACCGCAGGAATGGCACATCCCGTAAGGCCTAAAAGTGTTGTAGAAATTACAATTATTTTTTTCATGTCTTAACCATCAATTTTAATGCCAACGGACTCTATCACCTTGAAATTTAAATATTATGAAAATGAACCCTCCGAAAAGGGTTCAAATTATTAAGTACGATTTCTTCTCGCTGTCGTATTCTCAGTCAAAGACCGACTAATGGTTGAGTTTGGATTTGCGATTTGATCACTTACAAGCTTAGGTACCGTTCTTGGAAGCTGCTTATCCAGTTCATCTTTAACAATGATCCGGACTGATTGCTCATCCAATTGTTCGGCTTCAACTGTCGCCCCACTCACCTGATTAATCACTTCAATTTTGAAATTGATTGTCGGTGAAGCTGGCTCAATTGAAGGCATAATCTCAGCTTGAGGGCGTGAAGTACGTCCTAAAGTAAAGTCCTGAACATCACCCAGATTTGAGCGATCCTGAACTAAACCATTGGATGAGAAGTAGACCTTGCCATCATGGAATAGGTCAGAATTTGCCGAAGAAGCTAACTTAGGTGTGTCTCTATTACCCTTATAAATAATCTGAGTAGCTTGAACTGGTTGATTAAAGATATCAGATTGCTTTTGGCTTTCTATAAAGGCATTAGAGCTCATCATTGCACGGCGCATGACACTATCAGTCGAGGCATTGTTATTGAGAAAAGCTTCAGGGTTTGCACTCTTACGCATTCTCTCAACTAAACCAACACCACCCCAACGTTTAATGTCTTCTTGGGACCATACAATCTCGCCTTTGTGCACAGCTCCAGCAACTTCATATTTCCCACCTCGACCAGTGTAACCACCATCAGCAAAGCCTTGATCTTTAATTGCCCGGATGTTTGCAATAATGCTAGCGCCTTGAGCAACCGCCCCAGCAATTAATGGAATGTTAAGTGGAAAACCAGCTTTTGAAGCTGCTGCAATATTTTGCTGAATCGCAATACCTGCAGCTGCAATGGCATAAGCTTTATCAGCAGCAAACATGATTTTGTAGGCTTTAGATTGCTCTCCAAACATTGAGCCAAACATCGATGTGAGTGAACCCATCATTTGGCCACCAAGGGCAATTTGAGCATTCAATCGATCTTGGTGATACTTATCTTCAATATCTTGAGCATTCTGAGCATATTCGGCAGCTATCTGATTACGTTGGTCCTGAGCAGCTTGAATGATAGCCGTTTTTTGATTTTCGTAATCCTGCTGCTTAATTAGTCCAGCTTCGAATTGAGCATTCAAACCATCTAAAGAGTTTTGCTCATTCAGGTCGGTAGCAGCAAATTGACTATCTGCTAAATCATTTGCAGCATTTAAGCGGCTAAATCGTTCCTGATCTTGTCTGAAAAACTCGCCGGTACCATTCATATCCGCTTGGATACCAACCCAGTTTTGAACAGCATTATTCACTTTATCGCGTGTCTCTTTATCCTGATTGGCTTTAGATAATGCGATTAGCTTTTGCCGCTCTTCTATAGAAAGCTTGGTATTCTTATGAATTTCCTCCCGTTCTAGTCTGTAACGTTCCTGCATGGCTTGCGTTTCCGAAAGCAATGATAAACGCGCCTGAAATAAACGCTGTTCCTGAGCTAGTTTTAATAACCCTAACTCTTGCTGTTTTTGCTGTTCCAGCAATTCAACAGCTTGCTTCTGCTCAGACTTACTTAATTCAATGTCATGAGCTGCATTGAACTTTTTACGGTTAAAGGACTCTTCTAGTAACTGTTCCTCAGTTTTACGAAACTCCTTATAGTCTTCCAGTTTGCTTCTAATCGCTTGTTTGGCAATAGCCACATCATTATCAGCACGGCGCTGTAATTCTGCCTTAATTTCAGCTGTTCGTTCTGGCGAGAATCCTGCCTTATCAACGTCTTCCAATCTAACTTTTAAATTATTCTGGATCCGCTGTACTTCAGAAGCTACTTCATTTTCAAGAGAGCGCTGAGCATCTAATTGACGATCAAGTTGAGACTGAATGTCACCTGCTGCTTTATCACTTCCCTTACTCGCACCACCTTTCACCTTGCTCTGCATCTTTGGAGATTGATGAAGCAACTTAAGAGATACACCATCCTCAAAGATCACTTCACTGACATAACCACCACCCTTACTGTCATACCATGTCTTGATATCTTTCACGGCGACATTGGTCGTGATCGGCGTGCCTTCAGGCATTAAAAAATCAATACCCTTATGAAATGAAGAAGCCCCTTTAGTAGGGGCTTTTCGTGGACCATAATTTGAACTGATCTTGTAGGAAGTTAAAGGTTTTCCCCCCGCCTGTAATCGTGCCAAATGTTCATTTGAAACTTTCTGACCAGACAATGAGCCACCATATCGAACATCAAGATGTGGACCAGTACCAATACCGGATTGACCGGAAATACCGACCAAGCGTTTAGTAAGTTTTGCTTGTTTTTCAATTTCCTGCGTCTGCTTTCTTTTAGCTTCAGTTAATTTATCTTCTCGCTCCTGTTGTTCTTCGATGATCTTGAGATTTCTAAGTGCGCTATCAATTTCATCTTTAGACAAAATTGCGCTCATTCCTTTTGCTTTTTGCAATTCTAAAATGGCATTAGCTTGAGCAACGGTGTAACCTTTATCAAGCCATCCTGATTTATAGATTGAATCAATAACACTATCTTTTTGCTTCGCTTGATAATCTTGTAAAGCCTTTGTTGCCTTTTCAGCCTCACTAGCAGTATTCCCCAAAGCATCCGCTTGCTGTTGATGCTGAGCTGCTGCATTCTGAGCTTTATTACCGGTTAAAGTTACTTCAACACCGAAGATTTTTAACTTGTCAGCAGATTGAGCTGCTTTAACTGAATTTTGATCATATTGGGCAGCTTGCTTTTTAAGATTTTCATATAGTTCTGTAGGCAACTTAATTTTATTTAAGCGCTCAATAGCTTCTGTATAGCTGATAGTCCCAGTTCTTGCATCTTGGGAAATTTTTTCAACCTCCCTATTTCCTCGTGCATAGTTCTCGATATCAATTAATGCTGAACCTACAGTAAGAGATGATTTCTTTAATGCCTCGTTTTGTGCATTAAATGCATCCGTTAAATCATTGACAGCCTTAGTCTTATCATTGCCAGCTAATTTCTTTAATGCTTCATCAGTTTTTTCTGCTACGCGTGCCTGTTCTTCAAGCTTTTTATTAGCTTCTGCTGTGGTGTCTCGCATTAACAGATAGCCTGCGGCTAGGCTGGCTACAGTAATACCAATACCAACAGGCCCACCAAGTAAACCTAAAAGACGTGATCCAATCCCTACACTAGCTGCACCAGCTGCTGCAGATCTAGCCTGAGCAGTTGCCAGTGCGCCTTCCGCTACTGCCAATTCTCTTGTGACTTGGGCCTCAATCTTCTTAAGCTCAGCCATTCGGGTAATTGTGGCTGTTCGCCCTTTCTCAGTGATTTGAGATTTAAGGCGCTGTACTTCTAGAGCTTTCTCAGCCGCAATAGCAGCTAAAGTTGCTTGGGTATTTGCAACAACAGCTTGAGTGCTAATTACTTGTTGAGCAGCAGAAGCTCGTTCTGCCTGAATTGCAGCATATTGCGTTATTGTTTGTGCAGCTAATTCTTTAGTCTTTGCGGCTACTGCTACACCTGATGCATAAATTGCAGGAATATAAGTTCCAAGCCAGTATGCGCCACCAACCATCATTGCAGATGTTAAAACATCTAAGTTGCCAGCTAGCGTTTTAATAGAACCTGACAATACTTCTGCTGCGCCTGACCCCTTTCCAGATTCGCCAACAAATTTAGTAATTTCATTGTTAAGCAGCGTCAAAGACTGTCCAATAGTGATATCGGTCTTCGCAAAAAGTGTATCCACATCTTTTTCTACATTTCTAAGCGCTTTTACAATCTCTTGAGATGTAATTTTCCCTTCAGCGGCTATAGATCGTAACTCACCTACAGTAATACCCATACCCTGAGCAATTGCTTTAGCTAATGCTGGGGTTTGCTCCATTACAGAATTAAGTTCTTCTCCACGCAACGTTCCACTTGCCAAGGCCTGCCCAAACTGAACTAAAGCTGCATCAGCAGCTTCTGCACTTGCACCACTAATTGCTACAGCTTTAGAAACTGTTTCAGTTAAACGTGCTGTGTCATCCATTGTGAGGTTTAAAGTTTTGGCATTATCACTAAAACGCTGGTAGACCTGTAGAACAGAATCCCATGCTGAATAGGTTTTTTGTGCGATCTGGAATGTATCTTCAGTCGCTTTATTCAATTCAGCCTGATTATTAGTAACGAGCTTTAGACGGTTCTGAAGGCCTGTATAAGTGTCCATTTTAGATATAGCTGCACCCACCGTTACTAGGCCAGCCATGTGTCCTGCTAAAGCTCTAGTAGCTACAGATAAGCTGTCCATAGACTTAGATGCAAACTCACCTTTACGTTCAATGCTAACAAGTTCATTGCCTAGATTACGCGCATTACGTTCAGCATTTTGCGAATCAATAACAATGACCAAACGGGATTCTTGTGCCATTTTACTTTCCTCTAGGCAATAAAAAACCCACTCAATGAGTGGGTAGTTCTTTTTAAGTTAAATATAATTACCAAGCAGGGTAGTTAAACCAATTTTAAAAAGCATCCTAGGGTGCTTATGCAAGATATTATTTATTCTCATGGTAACGAAGAATACTAGCTACTTTTTGAAATAAGTAGCCTGCAAGGAATCCATTAAATATAATTCCGATTCCTGTTGCTATCATAACTCCAGACCAAACCGTTTCTTTACCATAGTAAGAAGCTACTTCAATTCGACCAAATGCAAGAATAAATAAAAAACCTGCGATAAAGCCAAGAGCTATTAACACCCACCCGATAGCATTACAAACTTCACTTTCTCTCATTGGTTTATATTGTGGTGCACTCATCTTAATCTACCTTGTTAAAGTTCTTCAAAACTTTGTAAGTAATATCTTGATTAGTGGCATCAATTACTTCCAATAAAGCACCTTTATAACCTATTTGCTTAGATTGGCTTAAATCATATTCAACATCATTATTGAATGCAGGACGTGCTTGATTACTTGAGAATTCACGGTACCCGACATTAATTTTATTTCCAAATTTTCCGCTATAAATTAATGTTTGTTGGAAGGAATTATCTGATGCAATTGCTACTGTCTTCATAGTAGCTTGATGTTTATCAGTACAGTTTTTTGCATTAAATACTGTTACTACACAGAGCTTACCTTCAGTATCTAACATAACTACTTTAAATGGGTCAGCTAAAGGGTTTTTCTGAACCATCCCCCCACCACTGACAGTGTTGAATGGCTGAAAATATTGCCCTTTTTCATTTTTGCCTGTTTTTAAGTAAATGCCTGAAGTAAGTGAATAAGCAAAACTAATTTTAATATTTTCAGGGACGTTTAGAACTTCACGATCAACCACCATTCCCTGTTCAAGCATTTGATCCCCTACAAATGCTTTATTAACTGATCCAATTGGCGGTTTGCTTATATTTTTAGGTATAGCTTGATAATTATAGGCTGGAGTAGCGCACCCCACCAACCCAAGACCAATTAAACCCGCAGCCAATATTTTTTTCATGAATTTCACCGTTTGTTATAAAGTGTACTAACTTTAACAAACTGGTTACTAAATGTCACATAAAGGAAAACCACCCGAAGGTGGTCTTTTAAATCAGGCTATGCATGTAAAAGTTTTTCAGCACCAGCAGCCAAGAAAGCCGATCGAGTAGTATATCTCTTACCTTTACCTACATTCTCATCAATTTTACGAATCAAACGGCTTGGTAAAGTAACATTGATTTTTTCTGGTTTACCCAGATAACGACTAACATCAACTTCGGTAACCGCCCAGATCATTCCTTTATATTCAGGATCATCGACAAATTTAACTAGTTCGGAAGCTAATGGGATTTCCTCACCATCTTCAGCCAATATTTCTAAATGGCCTGAAATAGCTTCTTTAACATTCTCAATAGCTTCTTCAAGTGTGTCACCAGCACTAAAACAACCTGGAATATCAGGAACAGTGACACCAAATGCCTCAGTATCTGATCCTCGTTCAATTGCAATTGGATATAACATCTCAACACTCCATGCCCTTGGCATAAACATATCGCCCACTGCGTTATGATTAGTTGTAAGGGATATAGTATTTAAAGTCGGGAAACAGCGGGTCAATTTAGACCCGCTTGTTTCAAAATGCTTTTAACAGTTCCGTTTGGTAAATCCTTTTTAGGATGTGGGATTGTAACTAACCCCTTTTTGGTTGGGTGTTTAAAGTGATGATGACTTCCTGAAACCCTAACCTCATACCAACCATCTGCTTCAATCATTTTGATTAAATCCAGACTTTTCACACCAATCCCTTATTAACTTGATGAGATAATAATAACCCTAGAGTTATTATATGTAAATAACTCTAGGGTTACTTTTTTGAGGACTTGGAATTTATTTTTTTATGGGCTTCATCTAAAAACAAGTTATCCAATGCAAAAATACAGTCATTAAAGATATGAGCAGCTACTGGTAAATCATTATGCTCTGCATAGACATTGATTGCCTGCTGATCTAAAGATAACGGGATGCCCTGCTCATACCGTCTGGATCTGGCAATAGTGCTAAATGCCGAAAGAATGGAATCAGCCGCATAAGAATACTCTGGCGGATCAGGAATACGACCACCTAAGAACTTGATTTGTTCGATTTCGTGCGGCGTTTTCGACGCATACGTTTTTTGGTATTTGTAGAGCTCGATGACTTTCCCAGAATTAAAGCCTTGTCCTTGTCTGCGTCTTCCTGAATCTTCTGGGCCTGTTCTTTAATGAATAGCCAGATTGAAATACCAATATCACCAAGATTAAGAAGCTTTGAGGCATTCTCAGGTGTATAGGGCTTTTCAGATTCAACCGTTTTACCGTCTACGATTTCGGCAAATACCACACCTTTCCAGTCTTCGATTAAGTGGGCGGCGCATGCATCCATTAACAACTCGTGATAAAGCTTGGCATCTTCATCTTTGACCATTACATCGTAGCCTTTAGACGAGATCTGGTTACCTGCTCGTTCAATAGCTACCTGAAAAGGCTTATATGCGATACCACGGACTTTGAACTCTGCCTGTACCTCTCCATCAGCACCTTTGTATTCACACCATTTTGATACGTCCGAGCTTTTAATAATTCCGACTTTTAAAGCCATAGCAACCTCTAATTTGTAGAAATAAAAAAGCCCATGGGATTCCATAGGCTTTGTTACTGAATAAGCTGATTACACAAGAGCACGTACAATCGTTGGACTAGTACGCACTTGGGCAAAATTGATATCTATTGTAATGATGTCATCGCCACCACCATCCGGGTGATTTGCTTCCTTAACTTCAAGTTGCGGGAAGTTAAACGAGTACTTACTGCCTTTGGTATCTGTAATATCAAAGGTCAATGTAAATACATCACGGGTTTTAATAGCATCAATCCATGCGGCAGAAGTTGCCGAGAACATGAAATTAGCATTTACGCCAATATCCATCATTTTCTCTAAGTAAAACTCAGGCGTGTACTTACCAGAACCGATACAACGGATCGCTTCCAGATTATTACTAAAGTTGATGGTAAGTGTCTGCAGACAAGCTTTACCCTGAATTGATTGACCATTAATAAGTAGCTTTTCAACGTTTGGCATACTCACCAGAGGGCGAGTCGATGCTGGAATAGGATTTGTAACAGGATTAACCTGCTGTCGCGTAAATGAGCTACCTACTAAACCAAAGTTACCAGTGATTTTGCCTGTGGTCTGGATCGTCATTTCACCTGTATTCACTTGAATACCGCGATAAATAAAGACTTGACCAATATCTTCAAAGACTTTTACCAAGGTAAGAGACTTACGTACTCCACCACCAAAACTTAAAGCATTTGCAGCCCAGTTATTGAAAGCGAGAACATTTAAGAATAAGTCAAAGGTACCTAGTGATAATTCAAACTCTAGTTGACCGGTTACTTCAGCTTCCGTTACTACAGCACCTTGGCGAAAACGTGAATCAACTACTTCACTGCTATCTTCAGTAGTAACATTTTCAGTCAAACTATCAGTAACACGGCGAACAGTGTACCAGACTGGATTTGCTGGAGTAGTTCCTAAAACTGCTTCTTCACAAGCATATAATCGAATTTTTGCGCCTGAACTCATTTATGGTTCTCCAAAATTTAGGCAATAAAAAACCCGCTCTTTAAGCGGGTTATTAAAGTGTTTCGTCTGTGTCTGAGATTTCTGGCGGTTCCACACCTGCCATTGCAGCAGCTACAGCTTCAGATAAATTATTGGGCTGGAAATCAACAGGTGTTTCAGTTTGAAAAATTTCAGGCTCTGGCTCAGGTTCTTCATGCAAGCGGATATCGATCCAACGCCCTTCTGGAATGTCCATCGGGTTCTCGTGATCTGCTACAACAGCAGCAAGTTCAAAATCAAACTTACGCTTGTAAGTTTTGATGGAAAGATCACCATTTTCTAAAGTTGAATATTCAACAGCTACTACAGTGTTCCCATTGGCATCTTTTGGGACTTCGATATACCAACCTTCTTGAGCAAAACCAAGTGAACCTTTTAGAAGGTAATCACCCACTTCAACCTTCTCAAATTGAATAGGCTGCTTTTCAGCATCCGTATTAAGCTCAATATGATCACTGAATAACTTCACTACAGGAGAAGCAGCTTTAATAAAACCATTGGAATCTTTTGTTGTATTGTGGGTGTTGTAGATAACGGCAACATCAGACCATACACCAGCATTACAAATACGTCCTTTAAGCGCATTTAAACTTGATGCACCCATTGGTGCCCCTAACTGAAATGCGTAGCCACTTGCTGACATATGTCTAACATGGATAAATGCAGCATAGTTCATTGTTGAGGGCGAAGCTGAAGAAGATAATTGCTCATGGTAAAACCCATTCACATCAATCTTATCAGTAGAAGTACTGTTAACTGATCTACCGCCCAAACCAAAAGCCCCAACTTCCATTACATTTCCTGCTGCAGTCCCAATTACCCGTGAAGCCGGGTTGGTTGCGGGGATATCTGTAATTTGTGAAAAGGATGGAGTTAGATTGGGGATACCTGAGGCAAAAGGCAGCATGAATTGCCGTTTTCCCTGAGCCGAGTTATACGGGAATGGCCGATGATCCCAACTAAATTTAAAAACAAGATTTGCCATTATGCTGTTACCCCGTCAATCACTTGGAAAGTCAAAGTTTCAGTGTGCTGTGTAGTACCACTAACTACAGCTTTTATATCCATCTGACACAGCCCTAAAGGCCAAGTTGCAGTGCTTGCACTAGATTTAATGTTCAGCCACCCTTTCTGTGTGCTCTGGTTTAGAGCTGCACAAGTCAAGGTAGCCACAGCTGCTCCATCAGCCAAAGCTTTAACTTGTGAAGTAAATGTATAACCGGTTAGATCAATTGCACGGCGTACATCATCTGGTGGATATTGCAGGGCTTCATCCATATCAACTAGCTGAAGATTTAAGTTGAAAGTGTCACCACGCTTAAATACAAAATTGCTCATAAGTGATTCCTATAGACATAAAAAAACCACCGATGAGGTGGTAGTGAATAAGGCATAAAAAAACCGCTTCTTAGCGGTCATTTAATTAAAGTAATTTAAGGTTTGTAATCTAAATCAACACTTACTCCAGTAACAACGTTATGTTTAGGCCCTCCGAGACTAACAACATTAGCCAAGCGTATATTCACATCAGAAACACATAGCTTGTTTTCAGATTGCCATTTGCTCAACTCAACAGACATAACATCTTCAAGATGTCTTTCCAGTTCTTGCCGTTTAATTTCGATTTCTTCTAAAGTCAGCATACATGACATATCAATTCACCTTGTACCCAATGGTCACATTATACTGAATGAAATCAGCATCTTGGCCGACAAAAATTGATTGTCCTTGTAAACATTCTAGATGATCGATTGAGTAATATTCAAAATGGGCAAGCAAAGCATCACTCAGTTTTGTGATTTCCATTATTCCTGAATTGGGACGAGCAAAGCATTGGACCATGATATTACCGGTACGGCGTGTACAAGGACTATCAGCAATGCCTGAAATAAAACTCGGACCACCTGCAATCGTTAAGCGACACCATAAGCCTTCCTTTGGCACCGTAAAGCCTGGTGCATTTGGATATTGGATTCTGTCCTGAGCAATACCGGTAAAAGCTTGCATACGATTAATAATAGCTTGCCTTGTCTGCTCTAAAGTCATTGCCATTTTAGCCACCGTACTTTTGAGAAATAAAATTAAAAGTGAGGCCATAAATACCTTGTGGTGCTTGATCAGACCAGCCGTTTTCTAAACGTTCAGCATAAGGTTGGTTATTCTGAATGTAGACCAAATTGCCTAGCTTAATCTTTACAGCTTGAATTGCTGCATCGTTAACAGGGTTTGTTTCAGGTTCACGTATGCCATAGTCACCAGATCCAATCGAAACAATATGAGAAGCACGGTATGCACCAGTATCGACGGGACTTGAAACCACTAAAGACTGAACAGCATCCATTGTAATTTTCTTTACCTTTTCCTCTGCTGTTTTAGCCACATCAAAACTAAATTCAGTTGGCTTTTTCCCCTTCCATCCCATCATTCACCTCGCTTTCTTCATACATTTTAAAAAGGTCTTGAGCGATCGCCTGAATTGAATAAGCTTCAAACTCAGAGCTCGGTTCTCGTTCACCCATGAGCTTTTTAATCTTTTGCCAGACATGAACAGCTTCATGTAAAAGCAATCCATAAACTTGAATTCGGTCTTTATCCGCCGTATCACCAATTTGGACGATTGCATATGCACCATCAGAAAAAGTACTAACTTGCGCATCCGCTCCCATATCCAAAAATTGATCGGCCTTATCCATATCTTCAAATAACAAATCCATGTGTAGTTGATTTCGAGCAAGCGTGTACTGCACATGTTGGAATGGCAAGATATACCATTCGGGCACATAATCGGTATTAATCATTCAAACTCCTAAATTGCATCCATTAAAAAACCCACCGAAGTGGGTTAAAATTTTTTAAATTAATGTCCATAAAATAAAAAATCTAACAAGCTTTTCATTTCAGGCGCTAATGGTATTTGAACTTGAGCTTTAGGAATTGATGGCAATTTTTTATAAAATTTTACTGACTCTTCAAATGTTTCATATATAGGATATATGGCTAAATCCCTTTTATTTTTAACATCTTTGATGCTTTTAATAAGAAGTAAATACATATTTGGAAAGTTATCTTTATTATAATCATTCAAATCAGGATGATTTGTTGACATATTTTCAAAAAAATCTTTATTTTCTTCAACCCATTCTATAGCTATGTCAATATTACTTTTTTTAAGAGTAACTAATCCTAATTTATACCATATGAAAACATTATCCGGATAAATTTCGGAGAGCTTTTCAAGAGTTATAAAGCGTATTACTGGTGGTAATACTGAAAAGAGGCCAACATCTGGATTGTCTGAGAATTTATTTTTACTACAAAAATAATCAATAAAAAGATATGCCATTAATCGATATAAAATGTCTAAAAATTGGTCTAGCTCTTCTTTAGTTGTAACATTAAGTTCTTTAGTGTGAGTTTTCATATTTCCAAGCTGGCGTAGTTCGTCAACTGTTTTATAAAGAAAATCCCCTGTCTTATTTTTTAAATCCTTACTTTTTATTAATGGAATAACTTTTCGCTTATCACCTAACATTAGGTTAGTTTGAGCTGGGTAATCAAGGATTATTCGAAGGATAATCTCTGCCAATTGACGAGCTATGGCTATTTTTCCTCTGTAGGATACATTAGAGTAAAATATATCATTGACAATTTCTTCCATTATGTTGCTGTATTTATCTTTATTAACAGAACACATCCTCTTTTACCTTTTAATTTAATTAGTTAATTTACTTATTTCATTATATCAAATTAATAATCGTAACTGACATTTCCAAATAGTAGAGGCAGGATCCTGCTGAATATGAATTACTCGGAATGAGCCTAAGGTTGTTAGCCATTCATCATCAATTTTTGGGGCCATAGTCACTTCATTTTGCAGCACAGTTGCTTTTTTATCTGTGGCCAGCACTCCAAGCGTTTGTATTTCATATTGACTGTATGAGCCAAACAGAACACCACGACCAGAATAATTTTCTTTTACTTCAACATACGTTTCAGTCTTAGGATCCCAATTTATTTTTGAGATCCGCTCACATGTAAAGGTGTGAACGGCCTCCGCTAAATCATCATTAAATGCTTCGGTAATATCTGCCTGAATTTCGTCACGTAAGCCCATTAGATTTTCCTAACAAAAAATACAGCTTTTCGTTTGCTGTAAGGCTTAATCAAATCAAGAATGAATTGCTCAATCGCACTAAGCTTTACTGATCCGTCCTGATATTCTTTTTCAGTTTCAACCGTATCAGCTTTGACTTTCTTGCGTTTTAGTACCTGTTCCTGTCCTTGATATAGATCACCCTTGATAATCCCCTTGATGATTTGATATGAGGCTGTTTTTAAAGGTTCAGGTACTTGGGTAGCATCCTCATAAGGCTTAACGTTACGTGCTAATAGATATGCCTCGGCCATTTGGAGGTATTGAGCCTTATCACTGGCAGATAAAGCATCAAAGCCTTCAACATGTTCTATCGCTTCTTGTTCAGTGATAAAGCTCATTTGTTATTCCTTTGGAATTAATGCTAAAAGTTCTTCTTTTTTAGCGCCTGCTTCAAATGCAATGCCTTTTTCAGTCAAGACCGCACGCAACTCATCAACTTTTAGACCTGCATAGTTAATTGGTTGTGGTTGAGTATCACTGGGCTTTTGGCCATCTTCTGGTTTTTGACCATTATTACCTGATTCAAGTTCAGCAATACGTGCTTTCATTGCTTCAGGATCATTTTGAAAATCAATAAATTCGCCCTTAACAGTAGCCAGTTGTTCTTCAAGCTCTGCAATTTTTGTTTCTGTCATTTGTTGTCTTTCCCGTGCACGATTAAATGATGAAAGTCCCATTTGAGGATCTCCAAAAAATAAGGCGGGATAGCCCGCCTATTAGTTATTTGATCTTGTGCTTGAATGCCACAATACGGATCTGTTTAGGATCGTAAACACGTTCCCAGTTTGCAGCTGTAGCAAGACCGGCATTATTAGGAGCAATACCTGTATCACCTGCCCATTTAATGCCACGAGGATGTAGTACAAAGTGACGGCGGTTAATAAGAATGTCAGTACCCGCTAAACTGTCACGGTCTGTTTCTACACCAACCGGTGCCCCAATATCTTGGAAACCAATCGCGCCATAACCAAACAAGTAAGAAGTAAATACGTCGCCTTCAACTGGCATGCCGTCATCTACAATCACACGGCGATCCATAAAAGTTTTGTAAAGCACCACACCATCAGCATCACGCACGGTTTCAATTAAACCTTGCTTGGCTAGTGCTGCCATTGTGAATGAGTGCATTGAAATCGCTGTTAATTTATCAACAGCATCACCCAGTTTATAAGATGCATCGATAAATGAATGACCATCAATTACGGCTGCTGCTCCAGTACCAGCCGAAATATCATGGGTATTACCTGCCATGCTTGCAGACCCAAATACACCTTTAAGTGTATTTACGGTAAACCCCTGAAATTCACGAGCCCAGTAATCTGCTACAAGATCAGCAATCGCACCCAATGGGTCATCACCAGATAATGCTTTAGATAAATCATTTGCACCCCAAGCCTTACCACGGGCATGCAAAATAGCAATATCTTTACCAGCCGTGATGTTATTTACCCCAAGAGCTTTACCATCTGAAAGTACTTCGGACTCACCGCTTAAATCATTCCAGAAAGGAATATTTACTGTAGTACCACCTTCTGTACCAAAAGCGACTTTTTCATCAAGCTCCCCGACAATGCCTGACTGCCATAATGCAGATCTCTCGGCAGTCTTATTTAATACGTACGGAGTAAATAACTCAGGTACGATTACATCAGCAATTTTTGTCTCAGCCATTAGGCTTTACTCCTTAAAGTTTAATACCGTGTTTTGCCGCTAGCTCTTTAGCTAGTTGCGGATTTTCATTACGTAATTGCGCCAATTTGGTCATATTTACCGAGCCATCTGCTTTGAGAATGTCTGGCTGACCTTTTGAATTGTTACTACCTGGTGCGCCCATACCATTTGGTTTTGGCCAGAAATACGGTTTTTGCTCACGTAGAGACTCAACCCACTCTTTTGGCGATAATGCTGTTTGGCCATCTTTGCCAATGACTACTTCCCCGTTTTCATCAACTGCCACAGCTTTACCGTTTTCATCTAATGCAAATTTTGATTGAGCTAAAAAGGCAATATCGGCAGTAGCTTCAGGCAATGCTTCAAGCTCAACAGCAGCCTGTACAATTTGGCTTTGAATCACTGATTGCTTGAACTTTTGAGCATAAGCTTCGGCTTTATCAGCACGTTCTTTTTCAGCCTTCAGTAACTTTTCATGTTCTTCACGCATCTTCTCGGTACGCTTCTGAATCACTTCGTTAACTTTGCCTTCCGCGATTAATTTGGCTTCTTCGTCTTGGTCAATTTGAGCAAAGACTTTTTTAACAATTTCAGGATCAATCCCTTCAAATTGTTTCTGAAGCTTTTGAAGTTCCAATTTTGCATTCTTAGCAGCATCTCGCTCGCTTTGAAGTGCAGTTTTCAAACCTTTTGGATCTTCATAACCTTCCAAGTCAAGGCGAAACTTCCCGTTTTCCTCGACATATAGAGCGCGGTGCTCTTCTTTAATTGCATCAAGTGAATCAACAATAAATGGCAATGACATGTTCAAACCTCTCGTTTGATTTAGGTAAAGCCTTGTCTCAAGGCATTAAAAAAGCGCCCCTAGGGCGCTTCATTTCGTTTCCATAAATAGTTATTTACTTAAAGCTTGGCGTACAAATGCATCTTTTGCTTCAAGTAGCTTTCTCAACCCAGTGGATTTTTCTGGACCATCAGGAAGCTGTTCATCCATTTGCCGAGCTAACTCACCAATTGGTTTACTAACTTGCTGCAAATGTTCTGGTAAATGTTCATATTGGAAAAATTGGATAATCGGGCTTGGCATTTTCTTCTCACAAAAAAAAGCACCTTAAGGTGCTATGGTTAAAATTAAGTTCATATTAATGTGGTGTAAGTGCTTTCAATCTTTCAAATGAAAAACCGTAAATTGACATTGCTCTTGAAATCTTTATTCGAAGAAAAGGCACCAAAATTAATTTTGTGCTCAAAATGTATTGAGCATCCGACATAGTGATTTGCTTTTCAGCCATTTGTATCACCTTTCGCTACGTTTACTTTGCTTGAGTTAATCTGGGTTCCTCACCCACTAAACGAACACCATAAGCGCCATAAGCTTCAAAAGTCACAGTAATAGTTGCAGGTCCATTTAAGGCATCAGAATTCAACTGTACTGCTCTTTGTCCAGCTAGTGGTAGTCCAGTTTCTTCATCACAAATAACTAAATAACCTTTTAAGGTCGGGTGACGCTTTAGCACTAAATATCTTGATTCACTCATAAGCCAAACTCCATAAATGACAAAAGCGCTGTTTGGGCGCTTTTATAGGTGAAAATTGTGTTTAAAGTGAATTTAGGATTGCCTGTCATCGGCGATAATTACTCACAGTTAAATCCAGTTCCAACAAGGTCTTTTTTCAAATTTGAAACGAGAGTTTGTTGTTCCTGCTGTTGTCCACTAAGATAATTTTTATCTAGAGTCTCTGCACCATCAATAGATTTATAAAGCTCTTTAGATTCCTCTAAATTGTCTTTTAAAAACGTGGTGAGGTTTAGTTTCGCTTGGGCAGTTCTACATAAATTATTTTTAGCTTCTAAATCTTGAGTAGCCTGTTTTACTTGACCAGTTGTAGGATCAAAAGAATATGCATTTGCCATTGCTGACTCCAAAGCTTCAGACAATCGATCATATTCTTTAAGATATTTTTGACTTGGTTCAGCTAAACAAGTGATGGAAATTAGAGTTAGGCATACAAAAGCTATTGTTTTCATATTGTATAAATTCTGATGTTTTAAAAAATATAACATAAGAAAAAATTACAGACCCAACTCTTTAAAGGCTTTTTCATCCAACTTTCTTAACTCATCTAAGCTATATAAACGGTCTTCAGGATCAAAGAACTTATCAAAATCAAATTTCCCTTCTTTATAAAGTTTGTACCTCTTTGGCCCTAGCCACTCTTTTTGGAAGAAGTTATCTGTCTTTTTGAAGAACTCTTTAAATGTAGTGTTGGCATCTAGCTGCCCTATTAATTGGCTCCGCTCATCTTTTGGAATGTCTTTAACTCGACGTTCGTCCATGACAAATGGCCGTTCGCCAACAAGAAGGCCATCTTTTTCGACTGGTACCAAAATGCTCCGGCAGTTAGGATGTAACGGCGGTACACGCTTTGCTGGATCGTTAATCTCCCAAACCGCACCATCAAGTGAAGCACACAGTTTAGATGTTCTTCCGTCTAATGTAGCTACCAGTCTTACGTATTCAAAACCAATCTGGTTAAAGCTATTTAGGTATGCTTGATTGACCACATGGCTGCGAACTGTTCTCACAGTACGGGCAATATCAGACTTTGAGCCACTTAAAAGCCCATCCTCAAAATTAAGACGCTTGGTGCCGCGAATACGCTGAACAATTTCCTGATTCGTTTTACCTGAGTTAATTCCATCCCGAATTGCATATTCAACTTTTTGGCGTGCAGTCTCAGCAATCTTGGAAAGAAGATCATCAACTAATGCTCCACCTACTAAGGGTACTTTTTTAGCTGCTGTATATAGCTTTTCACCATTTGGCTTTTTGATCTTGCCACCATATAGCTTCGCTGTGTAATTAGCTTCATATACTGCCAACGCTGTGGCAGAAATGGCAAAAGCTTCAGGCAAGGAAGTATTTAGTCGAAGGAACCACTGAGCAATCAGATCACGAACTTCCTTCAAATTAGCTGTAGTGTACTGTCCACTTGCTAGAGCCACCTTTTCAGAATCACTTAACTCATCCAACAAATCCCGAAGCTTTGCCAGCATTAAAGCTGACTCATCTTTAAAGATTGTTAGTAATTCATTAACTGATTGAGACGATGCCCGGAACAAATATGCTTGATGTTGAGTTAATACCTCGAGCAGTGATTTATCTTCTGAGGCCATTTATTACTCCTAAAGCGGCAAACTATCTCGCTCACTTTCAACACGCTTCAACTCTTCCTGAAAATCATGAGCTGGCAACTTACCAGTAGCGATATATTCCCAATACGTCTGGAACGAATTCTTTCCAGCTATGGCGCCTTCATATAGTTGCTTAGCAAGATTGATATCGTATTGCTGAACAATAAATTCAGGATCGACCGTAAAAGAGTATTTAGATGGATCTAGCTTTAACCATTGGGCAGCATATTTGATAGCCTGCTCAATAGCCGCAGCAGCACAAGTGACAATGCTATGTAGGCTTGCTTGTTGGTCATCCTGACGCGCACGTCGTGCTTCACCTGATTCTTGTGAGTTGGTATCAATCACCTTTGCTCCAGCTTCTAGAGCGGCATTCTTTTGCGCATCCATTTCATGCTTAGTGAGTTCAATACCATTACCTGAAATTTCCAAATAACCACATTGCGAATCTTTGGGCAGGCTCCAGACAGCCATTACACCTGTAACGCTAAGATCGGGATCTTCATCATCAATACCGTTAATCCATGGTTGCGGGTGCGCTGTATGGTGAAGTGACTGAAAATAGTCCGCACTAAGCTGGTAATACTTCAAAGCAGCTTTAGCCATTGTCAAAAGCGGGACCGTTCCAACATCTGGCGAATTGTCAGTGGTACCGCAAAAAACGAATGGCGTAAAAGAAAGCAGATTACCGCCTAGATCAGGTGTTTTATCTTCTTCAGTAGAACCATCAAATAATCGAACTGATAAAGCGCCGTCTGTCATAGATAAAACACGATGAACTGTCTTTGTGTTATGGCCAAATTCATCTTCACTATTATCAAATTGCTCCTCAAGCACTAATAGTTTTAGATCTTTGCGGCCACCAATACTGTTTTCTTTCCAGTTAATAATGGATAAAGCATCGTAAAGCGCGAAGTAAGGCACGCCATTAGCATCGACATCAACCAGCAATCCACAGCGACCATATTCCAATAACTCTAAGCAAATTCGGATAAAGAGCTGTTTAAGACCAAATCCGTCATTGGTTGCATTCGTGATAAGCCCTTGCAGCAAAGTGCTTTCAATCACAATATTTGGATCTAACTTTGAAACCAAACCAATCATCGTGCGAAGAGAATCTTGAACCCATAACGGATACTGAGCACGGCTTAAATAAGCTTTGTAAATCTCTCCAGCTGTATCTCCCTGCTTTTCAGCTTCAATCATGCCAGCCGATTTAGCCAAGTACTTTGTTTGTGCCTGTTTGACCTGCTCTTCACCGGCAACGGCGTCACGCATAATCAACCAGCTTTTTTGTGCAGCAATATACTGCGGATGTTTATCAGTAACTGCCATAAAAACACCAATAAAAAGCACCATTAATGGTGCGTTGTTTAAGACATCCCGCGAATCTTACGAACTCCAACATATTTTTTGTCGATCGGGAATAAATAAGCGATTGGATATGTACCAGCGTCATTCATATGGTCAAAACCGGCACTCTTATCCGGCTGTCCATAATCATCATAGATTTGTCTCTCTAGGCATTTAGCAAAGTGAGGACATTTATCTACATTTACGAATAATCTGCGCTCAGATAATGTATTGCAGAGCATACCGTTCATTGAGTTAATACGATCTTTAACTGCTGGGTTTCTACTGTTCACATGTACTTTAAAACCAGCCTTTCTTAATAAAGCCAGATCCGTCTCACTAGCATTGCTCGACTTCCGGTTCTCACCTGAAGCATCGGGATAAATCGCAACCTCATGATCTGGATAACGCTCTTGGATAGCCTCGATCATTGCTGGAGTATCGAATAGATTTACGAACTCATCGACCGCATGCATATGCTCACCACGTCGAACATACACCACAGCAGCCATCTTGGTTACGTTAAAGTCCATCCCAATATGAAGTACATCATTTACCTTAACTGTTTCAGTTGATGCATTTAGCAACCGATTAAAACAATAGTAGATAACACCCTGATAGCTCTCAAAGCTTGCTTCATATTCCTGACTAAAGGTCTTAGGATCCATTTTGCGCTTTGCAACAATGATTTCAGACTCAGGAATATTTCCCCCCTGAAGGGATGTATAAGAAAAGCTTTTACAATCTGGTTCATGACCGGGCTGACCATCCATGAATGTGTCATAACAATGATTAAAGCCTTTAGGCGTACCAATACGTAAAACATGCCCCCCTACTCGCTGCTCTCCATTCACCACATATTTACAAGTAGAAAGCATCGGGCGAAGTACTTCTTCCCATGCAGCCCATTTACAATCTGCCCATTCATCAATAATTAAGAAAAATAAACCAGATCCACGAAGGTCATCATAGTTATCTAGACCTACAACTCGGATGATATGGCCACTTCTTAAAGTAATTGAGCATTCAGTTTCATTCGGCTTTCCAGCTCGCCAAGATGCCGGAATTGCTTGTTTTAATCGCTTCCAGAAAACCCGTTTTGCTTGCTTAAATGTAGGCGCTGCATACCAAATCTCATCTTCAACAGAAACATTCCATTTTGCGGCAAGTCTAGCTGCTCTTCGCATTTCCGCTTTAGCCAAGAAAGTCTTACCAAAACGTCGACCACAAACAGCATCACGGAATCGGGCTTCTTTTTGCCAACCCCATAAATAGATGTTTGCTTGTTTAGGTGTTAATTGAACTGAACCTTCTGGAGGATTAAAGAATTGGCTCATTTGGTATCTCCTCATCAGGATTCAGCACAAGCTTGTAATCCTCTTCAGGTGGACGATACTCAGGTGGATTCACTTCACGCTGTAACTTCTGAAGTTCGAGCTTTTTAATCTCGAGTTCGACTTCAGCTTTTGTTTGGCTTGCTTCTTGATTACCACCTTTATTACCTTGTTCTGCCCTTTTGTCATAAAACCCTTTCATGATCTTTTGAATTTGGTCCACGATCTTAATTGTCATGGTCACATTGTTTTTTTTAGTCCAAAGCAAATCACTTAAAATCTTCAACTGAATAATGTCATTTGCTCCACTAATTTTATTCAGTGGCTGACTCAAATACTCTTCCCGAGTTTTTTCAAAAAATTCTTTGAGCTCCTTACTTAAGTCTCTACCTGCAAACTTTGTAGGGTCATAAGACTCTACCTGCTGTCTCGAAACATCAATGTCAAATTCTTCCTTGACGAGACTTACTGTTTCTTGAGGGGTATTAAATACAGCAAGCGCTTGTACAATAAAGAGTTTCTGCTTCTTGTTTAATGTCGCCATTTCTCTCTATCCGTCAAGGTACGTCAAGGAAACATGGCAAAAAAAATGAGCCCTTCGGCTCAACTTATTAAACATGTCCCACAGCACTTTGAAATATTCACATCTGATACAAGCGGCGCTTGCTTCGCCACTTCAATTAGTCGCTTCACGCTTTCGTCCGCTCCCCATCTTTTAACTACGCCAACGAATTCTTCAACGTCATGGCCCGCTAAATAGTGTTTAGGCAAACCAGTCATTTCACTGATTAACGGATCACCATCTTCATCACGTTCAACACCTATGTGATAAAGCTCATGCTCTATCAATGCACAGAAATCACGATCAGTCGCCTGATCGCAATAACTTGCATCAATTGTGATGAGGTAAACAGGCACATAGCCAAACCAATCGCGCATTTGCTGCTCTTGACGAGCTTTTTTCCACCCGCCTTGATTAAACATAACTTTTTCACATTGGCCTAAAACCATGCGCTTTTTAGCCATACAAGCCGATGATGCCCAAGCAAAAGCTATGAACTCCTCATTGTCATGTATTAGTTCAGCAATATGGTCATGGTCAGGGTTATGCAAAGGACCACCAATAGTTAAAAAATTTGCAATTACCCAATTCATTAAATCAGGGGCTGGCGCCAATCGAATTGCTTCTTCTTCATCAGCCTTATCTATTAATTCCTGTGGTGGGAATGGTCTGATCTGCTCCATCTTTAATTCTCGCTAATTCGTCTTTAATCCAGTTAATGACATATCCCGACAAAACAGAATCTGGAGGAAAGCGCTCTATTTTGTAACCCATCTCTTCAGCATGATCATATCGATCAAGACTCCATGCTTTATTTGACAGTTTTCCACTACGCCCACCAGACCAGGAACCGCCCTCAATTTCAATGAGCAAACGCAATTTCACAATATGAAAGTCAAAGCGCCAGTGTTTGGTATGGATCGGCTGAAACTTCTGTTCAAATCCAATCGACAAATCCTCAAGCTCTTCCTTAAGTGTTGCCTCAGCCTCGAGATATTTTTGTGTAGGCTTTGGCAGTGGCCGGCTTTTAGGTTTAGTTTTAGGTTCTTTTTTCCGAGTAAGCCAAAAGTATTCTGTAGAATCCATTATTCTTACCCATAAAAAAAACCGCCCTAAGGCGGTGGCTAAAAATAGAGACAACTAACTATTATTTCTTAAAAGTTGCCTTATAAAGCTTTGAATTAAAGTAATCCGTAATTTCTTTACCTTCGGTTTGAATTTTTTCCTCATTTAAAGGTAAAAAATCTAATTCATATTTCAAGCTCATATACTCTGGAATAAATTTCTTTATAGGCGGAGGTGGTTTAGGTCCACCTTCTGTAATTTTTTCGATAAAACCAGCTAACCATAAAATATACTCACCTTCTGAATTATGAGGAGGAATCAAACTCACATCTATTTTTACTTTACATTCATCTAATTGTTTACTAAACAATTCAACAAAATCAATAAAATTATATTTTAATTTAAATTCTGTTCCCTCAATTTCTCTGCGTATACATGTCATAAGTAAGTTCATATTTTCAATACAGTCATGTGAAAACAATTCCTCATCTTTAATTTTGTTATAAATATTTTCCGCAAACATGAGATACTGTGGCATTTCGGCAGCTCCTCATTTTTATAAAGTATTTTTCTTAAGGTAGTCCTATTATAACAATGTTGCAACAAGAAATTTTCCATTTTTAGTTTAAGGAAATTTTAAAAATTATAAAAACGATGATATTCAATAAATTAGTACGAATAAAAGCTAGGGAAGTTTGATTTTTCTATTGAGCTTTAAAATGGATTATTGTGTTTAAATTATCAATTTAAAAAGCTTGCCTAGTAGGCAAGCTCCCCCTTTTTTGATATTTGCGCTGATCAATAAGGTTTAGTGTTACTTAAAGCAACACACTGATAATACAGAAATATTTAAAAATAAAAAAGCCCACTTCCTATTTTTATTCAGAAATGGACTTAGCGAAAAAAAACGCTTAAACCTGAAATAGGAAATATCTATTCGGAAATATCTCCAACTTCATATTGGCATAATATTTAAGCACTAGCAATAGGGATTGAATTAAAAATATCAAATATTCATATTTAAATAGATAAAGATTTCTTTTTTTAAATGGTTTTATTTTTAGCCTACATAATTTTTTTACTTATCAAGACTTATAAAGAATATGTGTCCATCAATAGGTAATACTTAATAATGTCTTATGTGCAGTAACCATTAGGCTCTAGAGAGTAAGAACTCAAACTGACTAAAAATAAAATAATTAATTTTCAATATCAATGATCATATACTGCAAAGTTAAGTATATTCCAACTTCTCCATTGTTGAGTGCCTCATATAAGTCTTCATCAACGAAATCTCCAGATTCTTCATATAGCCATTTATGAATTTGAATAATTTGTATATTCCCTTTTTTGTCTATTCTTGCTATTGGGTCTATTACGGACCGAACTATCACCTTCTTCTTCGTCTCAACATCAAGCAATGTGATAATTGTCATTTTAAAATCCTTATAAATATCCTGTATAACAACTACGCTCAATCAATAAAGATTTTTATATTTAAATTACTTAAATAGCAATCTTTTCAAACTAAAAAATAAATAAAAAACACTTTAATAGTCTGTGCCTATTAGAAAAGATACCTTAAATATTCTACTAGCAATAAAAAACCGCTTTAAGGGCTGTTCATCTAAAATTCACAGGTACTTAATGAAGATTTTTTTTCTGTCTTTGCATCTTTCTGGGCTCACAAATTTTTCCAATAAAGTTAGTTAACCATAAAATACTTTCTTCACGATCTTCAAAATGAGGTATAAGACTTAAATCTACTTTTATCTTGCGATCAGCTAAAGGCAAACTTAAACAATGTTCAAAGTCTATTGAGCTGTACTTCAATTTGAGTCTTTTTTCTGCAGCTTGATTCTTTATCTCATCCATAATGCGATTTAGATTAACAATCAAATTATTTGAAATTTTATTATTTTCATATACCCGTTCGTAAACTGTCTCAGCTACATCAATGTAATTTATTAGCTCTACATTCTTATTCATGACATTTGTACTCCATTTTTTATAATTATCCGTCTAAAATAATGTTTATTTGATTTACTAAATCCTTCGCCTAGGTAAAGATTGTTTAAATTCGGTCACCCTGATTTTAAGTAAATATTTGAATTTATTATGCAATTACTGAGTTTTATAATATTTATATACATCTTTGTTCTTAACACCCCTTTTTTTCTATCGTTTGCCCCTCAAGTTCACCACCAACACAAATGTTCATTTTTCTTACCAGTTTTTGATTAGACAGAAAGATAACACGTAAAGGTTAATTAAAGCCCAAAATCATGACCACGAATTTTCATAATTTTGTTTTTCATTTTTTCTGCAAATTCTTTCTGCTTTTTCAAAATTCGAGAATTAATTACATCATCTTCTGAAATACCAATTTCTATTCTTAAGTCTTTTTGTAATTCAAGACATTTAAGTCCGTAATTATTCATAAAGTCCATTAATTGAAGGTATATCTCATTCCTTTCTTCTTTTATCAGATAATACTGTGCAACTTTTCCAGTTAAGAAGAAGTAATCTTCACTAAGTTTCATTGTAAAATCTAAAATCTTTTCTTTTGTTAAAGGTTCAGAAATAAAGCTAGATTGATGTAAGGCTGTAGTTAAATCTTTAAAAGATAAACTCAATTTATCAAAAAAATCATTCATCTGAGTATTTAGATCATCATCTTCATTAATTTTTTGATACGAAGAAAATACTAATATGAAATTAAACCAACTTTTGACTAATTCTAAATAACTATCTCTTTTCGCTTCTGCTAATTTATCGGCTTTGTGTGCATTTAAAGCGGATTTAGCACCAAACCAAAAGGTACCTATTAATGCTGCTGCTCCCAAAAATGCTCCCATAATGGTGAACCATCCTTGAATAAAAGCAGAAGTAATAGAAGCAATTTCAGCCGACATGATAGCCCCAGAAAATATTAAAGCCCGCATATGCGAGCCTTTTAAGTGTCGATTTAAATGCAAAATCGCCAAGTTATCACAAATATGCCATACCCCGTGCGCACACTCAAGCGGTTTTTTCAAAAGTTTCAAATCTGAAATGCGGATTTCGACTTTTGATATAAGCCATACCACATTTTAAATCCTGTCTGATTTGATTAACTGAAGTGTCGTTACTTTGAGCAATATCACGTAATGAATTGCCCATAACATGATGTGACCAAATTGCTGAGATCCATTCTTGTAAAATATGGTCTTCAATTAATTTAATATCAATAATCAATCTATGGATTGCACGTGCCTCATTGTCATTTAACTCACAGCAAGTACCCTTACGGCGAATACATAAGCGATCTTTTAAATTTTCATCGCTCATATACATTGCTATTAATTTTTCACGTTGTTTTTGAGTGATGCGTTTTGTTGGCATCGTCTTAACAATTTTGACCATTGTTTCGGTATCGCCGTTAAGCCAAGCTCCAAGCTGGCGGCACCACTCTTCAAAACTATATTTAGACCAATCGACCGATTGTAAAATGTGTTGTTGTACTGGCATATTCATTTTCATCCCACCAATTGCTCAATTTGTTTAATCGCCACGCCTGCTTTCACTTGCTCTGTGCTGAACCGTAAAACTGTAAAACCCATCATTGCTGCGGAGTTGTATTTCTCCATATCCCCTATGTAGCCCTTGCCCCTTGTATGACGGCCTCCGCTCCAGATCCCGCCTTCTACTTCAATCAAAATCTTTGTACCCGTTATTAAAAAATCTGCTCTCCATTTACGTGTTCGATGGAATTTGTATTCCTGTTCAAAACCGATCTTGCATGCCCTTAAGTGCGTTGCTAATAAAACCTCCCCTACACTTGGCTCTCGTGTTTGCTTTGCTGAACGGCGTTTTTTATTTTTCTGCACAGGAAATAACTCACGATATTTAGCAAGGCTCATTGAACTCATTCTTCTATAGTCTCCTTGATAAATTTTTGAATACGAAGACCTATCCATTTCATTACTGAAACGGCCATAGAGTTTCCTAAAGCTTTATATCGATTACCTGATGCTACACCTTTTACATTGGTGTAATTATCAGGGAAGCCTTGAAGACGCTCGCATTCAACTTCAGTTAAATATCGAGCTAAGTAAAAAATATTTGGTGGAATATATTTAAAAAGTGTTTGATGAATTGCTCCACCTCCTTTTCCACCACATCTAACAGTTGGAGCAATTTCCTGTGCTATATCAAATAAAGCGTCATTTTTTGTGCCACAGTAAACAACTGCATTTTTTTTAGTTGAAACTAAAGTGTATGAGATCTCAGGGTTTAAACCTGTTCCTCTTGAGCCTGTATTTACTAAATGTCCTATAGTGTTTCCATTTAAGCCATAACTATGAATTACATAAGCATCGCCATGACGAGCTAATAAAGTTGGAAAAACTTCATTGGAAATTGAAGCATTAACAGTTTGACCTCCAACTCCAATGGCATGCTTGATGTAGTAATCACCGCAGAATGCTTCTTGATTTCCTAACCATTTTTTTTGCCCATGAGAAGCTAAAATTGGTGGAGTGTAATTTTTTCCGCTAATAGTTTGGCTTGTTCTGAAAGAGTTAGCTTCACATAGCCTGGTAAAATTTTCCCTCTTGCCTCGGCTCTCCTTAGGATTCCTAGACAGGCTTTGGTGCTCAAAAAGTATTTCTCCGATACATTCTGCTCGAGCACTTGCGACAACAAACACACGCTTACGTCGTTGGGCGAGTCCGAAATATTGAGCATCAAGGACTCTCCAATAGATTTGTCGTTGTGGTCCAAACACACAACCAGCGTTTGGCCATTTTTTCCCTGTAGGTTGTAATTCACACTCTTCGCCTGAGAGTGCAGCCAAAAAGCAGCCGAAAGCGTTATCTTTTGTGTTGAGTACTCCTGGTACATTTTCCCAAACGATAATGGTTGGCTTAAGTCCTCGAATAGATCTTGCTGAATCAATTGCATCTGCTAATCTCACAAATTCTAAAGATAATTGTCCTCGTTCATCTGCTAATGAATTTCTAAGCCCTGCCAAGGAAAATGCTTGACATGGCGTTCCACCAACCAAAATATCTGGTGCTTCTACTAGTTCACTCAATATTTTTTCGCGGATAGTAGTCATATCCCCTAAGTTTGTAACTTCAGGATAGTGATGTTTCAAAATTAGGCTTGGAGCCAACTCAATTTCAGAGAACCAAGCAGGTTCCCACCCTAATGAATGCCAAGCAACTGTGGCAGCTTCAATTCCCGAACAGACTGAACCATATCTCATGCCGCCTCTCCTTTGCCTTTAGGTTGAAAACCAACTTGAATGAGATAAGGCATGAATTTTTGTTGTTGCTCAGGATCCGCTAGCTTTACGGCGATACGTGCTGCTAGTTGTTCATAGCTTTCATTGCCCTCAGCATATTTATTAGCAAATTCAGGATGAACAGAAAGCTTTTGTGCAAATGAATAAATCTGTTTTGAACTAAGTGGGTTTGACTCCCCCTGCGAGACTCGAACCGTTGTTGTATTGTTTTGATTTCTAGCTTGCTCACGTGCTTGGTATTTGCCACATGCATTAATCAACCAGTCAGCAAAGTGGTAATGCATGAGTTCATCACAAAGATTCTTAGCAGTGTTGTAAAGTTCAAATGCTCGTAATTCACGATCGAACCAAGTCGCGTTTTTGATCTGCTCGTAAGTTTGCTGATCAGTTGCCAAAAGAATTTCTTCACGAAGTTTTTTCAAACTCAACCATGTTTTTTTATTTTTAGATTCAACTGATAGATTCCTTGATAGGTTCTGTGTCCCAATATTGGTACTGGTCTCGGTACCGTTTTTGGGACTGGTTGCGGTCCCAATATTGGTACTAGTACCGAAATTGGAACCAGCACCAATAACGGAACTAGTTCCAATATTGGTACTGGTCCCGTTTTTGGGACTCGTTACACTATCCTCTTCACGGCCCATCACGCCAATTAACTGGTAAACCTTCACGCCATTACCTGTGATTTCGCCAGTAAATTTAATAAATGAACTAGCTTCAAGTTCATCTAAAACCTTGATGATCGTTTTGCGGTTAAGAAGCGTGTCTTTGACCATGCGTTTAATGCTTGGGTAGCACTTATGAGACTCTCCTGCTCTATCAGCCAATGCTAATAAAACAAGTCTTTGACTTGAGGTTTTAACCTCGGCTTTGAAGGCCCAAATGGATGCGTCTAGGCTCATTGTTCCTCCTCTTCAATAATTTGAATAAAGCTACCCAAATATCGAATTTTCTTAGCTCTATAGAGATTCGAAATAATCACTCCGGCGTGATAAAGCGGCATTCTGTGCTCTTGTGAAAGTGCCCACATGAATTCATCACGCTTTACTGCAGCATTATTTTCATCTCGATTAATACGGCGAAGGTTTTCCTTTCTCTTTTGAAGCAATTGATTCAGCGTATAAAGAGCCGGCTCAAACCAGCTCTGGATTATTTGCTGTTGATTTGATAGATTATTTATGTTCATTTGATTCACCTCAATTGAATGCCTAGAAGCCTGATTTCCGAGATCAGGCTTTTTTAATATCCAAGCTTTTCTTTTTGACCACTAATTTCATCATGAAATAAGTCATCCACCGTTTCTATACGGTTCATCCAGCTTTTAGACATAACTAAAAGTGCAGCAACACGTTCTTTATCAATGCTCTGATAATCTTTAGGAACGACTTTTAAACCAAGTAAACTCAATAGCTCGCAAAACATTTCAATTTCATTCAAGCCATTGTTTTTCTTATCCGTTTTAAGCCGAGTAATAGTGCTTGGATCAACTTTTAATTGTTCAGCAATCTCTTTTTGATTGCTTATATCAAGACCATGCAATATGCGGGATACTCCATTTCTCGCGCTTGCAGATATATCAACTGATAATTTGCTCATCTTGTTACCTAAGCCACTTGTTTGGTTTTGCAATGCTTTTTCCAAAGCTTTTGTAATTTGGTTGCAATTTGATGCGATAAGCGTTTACCACATACCCCTCGCTCTAAATCACTAACGTAATTCTGTGAGCACCCGATTTCGGTACCAATTTGAGTTTGTGTTAAGCCCTTTTCACGCAAATCTGAAATCATGTTTGGCCATTGTTTCATGCGAAGCTCCTATATTTTTAGATAAATATATAGGTTTTCCGATATTTTAACAATAGCCAAAGCGATACTGTTTTGTATCAGAATTCCGATATAAGTATTCAAGGAAATACATATGGCTACTTTGGGTGAAAACTTAAAAGCAATACGAAAAGCAAAAAAAATGACTCAAAAAGAGTTAGCTCAGAAATCTGGTGTAAAACAATCTGTAATTTCTGATCTTGAAACAGGAAATGCTAAGTCAACAGGTTCAATACTTGAATTAGCAAATGCCCTTGGGGTTACAGCTGAAGAATTAAAAAAAGGTGTAGTTGGGGAACTGATTACAACCAACGTTGTGCCAGTTCAAGCTCGAATGGCGCCCGTTTTATCTTGGGTACAAGCAGGTAATTTTACTAATGTTGAATCAGTAGATATGTCTCAAGTTACGGAATGGTTCCCTCTCCCAGATGATTGCGAAAAATGTTTTTATTTAAAAGTCCGTGGCGTAAGTAATGAACCTGATTTTATTGAAGGTGATTATATTGTTGTAGATCCAACAGTATATTATTCAGATATGCAATCTGGAGATATCATTGTTGTAAGAAAAGACAAAGATGCCACTTTCAAAAAACTGGTTATTGAATCTGATGGAACGAGGTATCTCAAGGCGATTAACCCAAATTTTCATCCTAATATCATTCCAATTGACGAAGATTGCTATTTTATTGGTCAAGTAATAGATTCATTGAGATATACATACCGTGGAAAGCGAAGAGTAAGAAAGAGTTAAGATGAAAATTTTAAAATTAATTTTGATAATGCCAGTTTTAGTTTTAACTGGCTGTTCAGACTCTATTAGCCGAGCTGAACATGAAGCTATCGTGTATGAGAAAGATCAGAAAATTGCTGAATTAGAAGAGCATATTACTGAGCTAGAAGCTAAATTAGAAGAAGTAAATAATCAATTTGAACGCTTTGAAAGTGAAAATTGGCGTGATGTCGTTCCAGATGTGGATAATGCTCTTGATGACTTAAATAGTGAAGTTGAAAATAATCCATCATCAAATTATTAAATGAGCTTGACCATACATATCAATTAAATAATTTTACTCATTTGATCCACTTTTAAAGTGATTTTTCTTTTAAAGAAAGCATTATCGGAATACCAATAAAAATATCGGAATAACTATTGACTACAAATATCGGAAATGCGATATTTATCTCGTAGACAACAAAAAAGCCCCGGAACTTTGGACGGAAACGGGGCTTTGCAAACTGCGAGATCAATTATGAACGTAAAAGCTACCCCTTTCAACTCATTTGCATTTGTCAGCATGGCTGCTCTTGCAATCTCTGGTGGTTCTTTAGTTGCTTGCCAATTGCAACCAGCTTTCCAAACAAAAGAAGCACCTACTCTTTTTACACCTAAAACTCAACCAAGTACTTACAGTGTGTTAACTGCGAAAATCACAGGTAAACATTCTGGGGTTGCTGTCATCAAATTAGATAGCTTCCGTTTAAACGTTAGCTTTGATTTTGAAGCTCATCCAGACAGCTACGGCGTTCCAGGTTCTGAATTTACCGCTGTTGATATTACCCAACTCACAGTAAATGAAATCACTGACATTAACGGTAAGTCATATAACGATTTCACCGAATTTGAAGACATCCGAAACATCAATGGCCTTCTAAAAGGCTTCATCGAACGTAACAAGTTGGTGGAGGCTGAACATGTCTAATTTCAAAAAGCACCCTGACGGCTACAAGTCATTTTTAGGCCGTGATGATAAGGGCCTCTACGCTGTTCGCATTGGCTGGCAAGTTTACGCATCTAATGCTAATGGCTCAGTTCTTTATAGAGTTAAAGACGGAGTTAAGACGCCTTTAAATGTGGCCAAGTTCCAAACTGACTATCCAAAAGTTTGGAATGAACTCACACAAGAAATCGATTTCCAACGTAGAAAGCAGCTCGCAATAAAGCTACGTGAAACAAACATCCCATTTCGTGACCGCAAAGCTTATAAAACTAAGCGCGGCTTCACTGGCTCAAGATAAGGATAATAAAAATGGCTCTACCGATTATTACTGCTGACCAAACTTTATTGGTTCAAGCAATTATTGTGTACCTATACGCTGATCCGGGTTTAGGTAAATCATCAATGGGCTTTACTGCGGAAAAAGCAATTTCTTTTGACTTTGACCGTGGTGCTCACCGTACTGGTGAATTACGTCGTGGTGCGGTTGTACAGGTTCAACAATGGAGTGATGTTGCAAACCTTACTCCGCAGGACTTAGCACCATATAAAACCGTAGTCATTGATACCGTAGGTGCAATGCTTGAATGCATTAAAACCCATCTGTTACTTACGGCAAATAACCGTCAAAAAGATGGTTCTTTAAAGTTAAAGGCTCAAGGTTTAGCGAACCAAACGTTCAAGCAATACATCAATACTTTGATCAGATTAGGTAAAGATGTTGTTTTCATTGCACACGCATCAGAAGATCAAAACGGTGATCAAATTATTTACCGACCAGATCTAGGTGGTAAAAACCGTAACGAGCTTTACCGTATCGCAGATGTCATGGGTTATCTAACAACTGTTACTACAGGAGAAGGTAAAAATGCCCGCGTTATTAATTTTAAACCCTCGCCTACACATCATGCGAAAAACTCAGGTGCTTTAGGCGGTGAAACCGGTGAAGTATGGGTACCAAATCTTAAAGCACATCCTACTTTCTTGGCTGACCTGATTACTCAAGCTAAAGATCACATTAACACCTTAACGCCTGCACAACTTGCAGCAGCTAAAGCCCAAGAAGAGCTAGAAAACTGGAAACAAAGCTGTGAGGAAGCTGAGCATGCAGGTGACCTTAATCAATTAACAGAGTCCCTTGATAAAGAACACATGTATTACCAGAACATGCGCCAAGCAATGTTAATGAGAGCTAAAGCATTGAATTGCACGTTTGATAAGCAACGTGGCACTTGGATTAGTCCACCAGAATTTAACGGTATCTCAGATCAACAAAGAGATGAACTTCAAAACTTTATTGCTGAACGTGGCCTCGATGTAAAAACAGTTTGTGAGCACTTCGGCATAGATGCCCTGATCCAAATTGAAGCGGCAAAACTTCAAGCAGTAAAACAAGAAATTGAAATATTGGCTAAAACAGGGATGAGAGCATGAAAAATTTTTTACTGGAGGAACCATTCTAATGTCGAAACAAACTACTCCAGAGTTTCTTTTCGAGCCAAAGCTGCTACCAATGCAGCTTTTCGAGAAGTTCATTGTGTTCAACGTAAATGCCGGGTATCGCGGGAAAGGCACACCGCACGGCGTGAACTTAATTAAAGGTAATAAAGGCACCCTTTCAGTAAGCAACGAAGGTGTGATGAACAAAGCAGCTCAAGAGCGATACAAACTAATGCTTTTGAAATATTTCAAAGAAGGTCGCTCTGCAATGGATGAGCTGGACCATGAAGTTAAACGTATTTATAGAATGGTGGCCTAAATGATTGATCTAAACCAAGAACTTGAAGATTTTGATGCTTATTTTTTTAAAAGACATGGTGAATTGCCCTTAGATCCTTCCTCTGAGGAATACGCCAATAAATCATATCTAAAACACGAGATGTTTAAGGCATGGAAAGCAAGAGCTAAAGCTCAGGCGGTGCCAGAGACTCATCTACTAATTCCAAAGGAACCAAATCGCAAAACTATAATGGCAATGGCTTGTGTCTGCTTAGGGGCTGTTGGTTCAGGTCCAGAGTTCCTTACTCTTAAAGAAGCTAAAGATATTTACAGTGCATTAGTAGAAAAAGAATCGGGAGCTGAAGGATGAGCAAAGTTATTGGTGAAGTTAATTTGAGCCCTAGCCGTATTGAAGGTACTCCGGATCAGGTAGCTGTTCATATTTTTGAAAAAATCATTTGTCCAAGTACTGAAGAGCTTCTCAAAAATAATCCTGAGGCTGCAAAGGTTTTTGCATACCACATTTTTGGTTTAGCGCTTTCTCAGCTTGCCGAATTCCATTCAACTAAAAGTTTAGATAAAGCTGTAACCGTTACTCTTCACAACCTTTTGTGTCAATTGAAGAAAGAACGTAATGAGTTGAAGCATTAAGGAGATTTATATGTCACGTTTAACTAAATTAGATCGTATGACACATGCAGAAAAAGAAGCTGCTAAAAAAGAATTTTGGGAAGCTGCTGACAACCAAACATTCCCACCTGAAACTGTTGCAATCGTAATGCATGTTTCTTTACCGTGGTTGCAAAAGAAAAGATGTGAAGGTGGTGGCATTCCTTTCTCGAAGCCTCACAAACGTCAGGTAAATTATGTAAAGGCTGATGTTTTGGCTTATATTGAACAAAACAAAATGGCACATACTGCTTAAGCGGCTAAGTGCCGCTTTTTTAATCAATTAAAATAGACCTTTAATAGACTTAAACCTGAAAAATAGACCGTTTTTATCAAAATAGACCATTAATAGACTATTTTTGTATTGCTAAAGATTGTGTAATATTGCATTGTATTGTTTTAATATAAATTACTAAAAATATTGGTTTTTTAATATCGTTAGGTATTGCTTAATATTGCACTGTATTGCTAGAATTGAGAAAGACCCGCTGAACTTTAGGGTTCAAGGGTAACGACATGCAGCGGCATCTTCGGAGCATTTATTTTTAAATAAATACCTATAAATTCGAATTTTATTTTCAAATTAAAATACCTAGACAGACCTGTCAGTCTATTTTTTTATTCTCTTAACTAATTAGTTGTTCTTAAAATTAAATACTCATTATTTTTTTAATTATTATTCATTTCTACGTAAACATTCCTCATACCATCCTGCCTGAAAATCTTCAATTGCTCGGCGTTTAAAGAAATTTGTCTTAAATACTTTGGCAGCATAAGCTGAGCTAATTAAGTCTTGATAAAGCTGCTTGGCTTCTTCATCTGCCAGCCCATCAGCAATTTGTTGTAAATCTTGTGCTGGTACTTTTTGCTGCCGTGCTTCCATCACGTTATAAGCGACCTTTTTTACGATATTACAAATATCTGGGTCAGCTGTACTTTCATTAGCATAGCAACCGTTGGCAATAAAACTTAATAATAATATTTTAAATTTCATATCCCTATCCTATTATTCATCTTCCGTTCTTAAAAAAGTAATAGATGAGAAGACCTATTCCTTTCAAAATGTTCATGCAGGATTAATTACATAAAAATAAATGATCATGACCACAAGCAAGATGGAAGCAAGTGTTAAATAGGTGCCGACTGTATTAAAACTCTGTAAAAATTTTAAGATCTGCATTTCAAATCCAGAGAAAAGTTTAAGTAATTAACAGAAGAAATTTAGCACAACTAAATAATGCCAATCAATTCACACTTTTAAATTTTTATCGTGATTTAATTCAAATATTATTCATTACATTTTATCCCCAAAGTCCCTTTATAGTAGTCAGTTGCACTTTTCAAATCTGACAATAATTTTTCTTCAGTGTACGGTTTTGGTGAAACTTCTATTAATGCAGGCATGTATTGTTTTTTATACACATCAGGATAGTCATGACATAAAATTTTAACTTTAACTTCTTGAGGTGTATTTGGATTATCTAACTGATCTAAAAATTCACCAATTTTTCGGTCCGACTCTTCAAATTGAGCTTTATAATCAATTTGAGGTGCCTCAGATTCTGCCTGTTTCGTACATGCGCTGAGCAATGCCACACATAACATCATTGTTAAAAATTTTAACTTCATAGATTTCACATTTTCATATTCATCCTTAAATATACTTATCCTGATTAAATGTAAATAAATACTGTAAATACGTAAAAAAGAAAAAATTATATGTAGATAGCTTCTCCTAACAACAAAACTATTTTTACTTGGTCTAATACATTAGAAGACTGCTTTTTAATAATTTTTAAATTTCGGTGAAACCATAGAAAAGTAGGTATAATTTTGCTCGACTGTCCGCAAATCTTTGTTAGATTTCTCC